ATGCAGTAGAAACAGAACCTAAGTGGTCTGTAGGACATACTGATGAATGGCAATATAAAACTAAAGACGAAGAAAAAAATAGTTGACATTGCCTAAATAATCCTATATAATGTTATGTAAATTAAGGAGAATCACATGAGTGATAGAGTATATGGTCCTGAAGAAAAGGCCAAATTAGAGCGTCTTGTAAACGAAGGTGTCACAGTATTACAAGAAATTGAAGATTTACAGGCTGGTTTAAAAGATACTGTAAAAGCAGTAGCAGAAGAATTAGATATTAAACCTAGCATGATTAACAAAGCAATCAAAATTGCACAGAAAGGTGATTGGTCAAGAGTTGCAGAAGAGTTTGATGACTTGGAAACACTTGTTGTTACTGTTGGTAAGGACAAGTAATTTTGCAAAAAATAATAGACTTTTGGACAAACAGTTATCGTAGTGACAGAACTGCATTTGCATTTGAGCTTGTTAGTTTTATTTTTACTGTTGGTGCAAGTATGACACTTGCTATCAATGCAAATAATCCTAACATGCTTGTCGTATATCCTGGATTTTTTGTAGGAAGTATTACACAAGCCTACGCAAGTTATCGCAGAGGTGCAGCTTGGGTATTGCTTTTAACTTCTTACTTTGCGGTAGTAAATGTATTTGGATTTGGAGTTGCAGCTCAATGGTGGTAAAACCCTATCAATGGCTTGCATGGTTAGGTACAACAATTCTTTTGTTGGCCGCAACTCTTGCTGCTTTTAATATTCATCCATACTATATATGGTCATTTATAATTGCTAACAGTATATGGGTGTTAGTAGGTATACTGTGGAAAGAAAAAAGTTTAGTTGTCCTCAACGCAGGACTAACCATAATTTATATTGCAGGATTAATCCTGTAATAAGTATTAGTACGCCCAAGACTATTGTCGGGCATGTAGAAGGTTAAGTTGGCCATAAGCAACGAAGGAGAAACATGAGCTACGTCGATGCATACTTTGACAGAGATTCTGATATTATCAGAGTAGTGGAACGCCGAGATGGCAAGAGACACTACACAGAATATCCCGTAAAATACACGTTCTATTATGAAGATCCAAGAGGCAAACATAAAAGTGTCTATGGTGATCCACTTACACGTATTGTTTGTAAGAATACAAAAGATTTCCGAAAAGAATTAGCAATTAATAAAAATAAAAAATTATTCGAAAGTGATATTAATCCTATCTTCCAATGTTTGAGTGAAAACTATCTCAATCAAGATGCTCCAAAATTGAACATTGCATTTTTCGATATTGAGACAGACTTTGATCCAGAACGTGGCTTTGCTGATCCAAGTGATCCATTTATGCCAATTACTGCAATTACTGTACATTTACAGTGGATGGACGCACTTATTACACTTGCACTGCCGCCTAAGACACTAACTATGGACCAAGCAAAAGAAGAAGTAAAGGAATGGGGCAATGAATGTATTCTCTTTGAAAATGAAGGTGACATGCTTCAAGCATTTCTTGATCTAATTGAAGACAGTGACATCTTGACAGGTTGGAACAGTGAAGGTTATGATATTCCGTATACTGTTAATCGTGTAAGTCGTGTACTAAGCAAAGATGACACAAGACGTTTCTGTTTGTGGAAACAACTTCCTAAGAAACGTGAATATGAAAAGTATGGGAAATCAGCTGAAACCTATGACCTAGTAGGCAGAGTGCATTTAGATAGTTTGGAATTATATCGTAAATACACATATGAAGAAAGACACACATATAGGCTTGATGCTATTGGAGAACTTGAAGTTGGCGAAAAGAAAACTGTATACGAAGGTACACTTGATCAACTTTATAACAATGACTTCAGAACGTTTATCGAATACAACAGACAAGACGTTGCACTACTGGACAAGCTGGACAAAAAACTAAGATTTATTGATCTTAGTAATGAACTTGCTCACGCAAATACTGTTTTGCTACAGACTACTATGGGTGCTGTTGCTGTGACAGAACAAGCAATTATCAACGAAGCACATCACAGAGGACTACAAGTTCCTAATCGTCCAAAGCGTGACGATGAAAACACAGCGGCCGCTGGTGCTTATGTTGCGTTTCCAAAAGTAGGTGTACACAAATGGATTGGTTCAATGGACTTGAACAGTCTGTATCCCAGTGTTATTCGTGCGCTCAACATGGCTCCAGAAACTATTGTAGGACAACTCCGTCCAGAGATAACAGAAGCTCGTGTACACGAAGATATGAATCTTAAAAAGAAAAGTTTTGCAGGATCTTGGGAAGGACGTTTTGGCACAGAAGAATATGAAGCAGTTATGGCCTGTAGAAAAGATGTCGCATTAACTATTGACTGGGAAAACGGCAAGTCAGACACTATGAGTGCCGCAGAAATTTACAAATTAATTTTTGACAGCCACACACCATGGATGCTGAGTTCCAATGGTACAATTTTCACACACGAATTTGAAGGTGTTATTCCAGGTATTTTAAAGAGGTGGTATGCAGAACGTAAAGAACTACAAGGTATGCTTAAAAAGGCAAAAGAAGCAGGCAATGATACTGAGATTGCATTTTGGGACAAACGACAACTTGTTAAGAAAATTAATCTTAACTCTCTTTACGGGGCCATTCTTAATCCTGGTTGCAGATTTTTTGACAAAAGGATAGGTCAGTCAACTACGCTAAGTGGTAGAACTATTGTTAAACACATGAGTGCTGAGGTAAACAAAGTTATCACAGGCGATTATGATCATGTAGGCAAAGCAGTTATATACGGTGATACTGACTCTGTGTATTTTAGTGCGTATCCGGTATTAAGAGAACAAATTGACGCAGGACAAATACCTTGGACTAAAGAAAATGTTATTACACTATATGATCAAGTAGCAGAAGAAGCCAACACAACATTTGAAAAGTTTATGGCTAAGGCATTCCACTGTCCTAAGAGTCGTGCAGAAGTAATTGCGGCAGGTAGAGAAATTGTTGCAGAAAGCGGACTTTATATCACTAAAAAACGTTATGCGGCATTAGTATATGACATTGAAGGCTTTAGAACAGACACAGATGATAAACCTGGTAAAGTAAAAGCTATGGGCTTAGACTTGCGTAGGTCAGATACTCCTGTGTTTATGCAAGAGTTTCTAAGTGAAATTTTGCTTATGGTACTCCAAGGAAAAGAAGAAAAAGATATCCTTGAGCGTATCACAGAGTTTAGACGTGAATTCAAAGAACGTCCGGGTTGGGAGAAAGGTTCGCCTAAACGTGCAAACAAGATTGGACACTATCAGCGTCTTGAACAAAAACAAGGCAAAGCAAACATGCCTGGACATGTTAGAGCAAGCATCAATTGGAACACACTAAAGCGTATGAACGGTGACAAGTACTCGCAAGAAATTGTAGATGGTATGAAAGTTATTGTGTGTAAACTGAAACAGAATCCATTAGGGTATACAAGTGTTGCATATCCAACAGATGAATTACGTTTGCCAGACTGGTTTAAAGAACTTCCGTTTGATGGTGATGCAATGGAAGGTACTATTATTGACAACAAACTAGACAACTTAATTGGTGTGTTGAAATATGATCTCGAAGATACAAAACAAAATAACACATTCAATAGTTTATTTGATTTTGGAGATGAAGAATGAAAGTAGGATTTACTTGTTCAACATTTGATTTGTTACATGCAGGACACGTACAAATGTTGCGTGAAGCAAAACAACATTGTGATTATCTAATAGTAGGATTACAATTTGATCCGAGTGTCGATAGAGACGATAAAAATTCTCCCACACAAACTATAGTAGAAAGATATACACAATTAAAAGCAGTTCGTTATGTTGATGAAATTATTCCTTACAGTACAGAAAAAGATTTAGAAGACATTCTTTCTATGTATGACATCGATATTAGAATACTTGGTGAAGAATATAAAGATAAAACATTCACTGGTAGAGCAATTTGTGCAAAGCGAGGTATAGAATTATATTTCAATAGACGAGATCATAGATTTTCATCAACAGATCTAAGAAAGAGAGTTTCGAACAATGAAAAGAAAGGTACAAATGAGTAACATACTAATCACAGGCGATGAAGGTTTTATAGGAAGCCGTTTGTCGCAAGTCCTACAAAAGAAAGGACATACAAAAGCACTTTGAAAAATTGCAAAAGAAGGCGAAGAAATTTGGAGTCGCATTTACCTTTGAATTGACACCCTCATACATACACGAGGAAATAGAAATGCC